TTAGTTGGGAACGCAAATTTAAGCGCAAGGCGTCAGAAATGGCGCAAGGCGTTGGCGTTGAGGATTTAGCCTATTTGTGTTACGAGGCAACACGGTTAAGCGGCACTACGGTACCCGGCACACTTGACCTTTTTATTAGTTCGCTGGCGTCTATTGAAGTGGTAGAGCAGGCAGACCCAAAAGCCTAAACGGCACGGTGCGTAGAGCGCTGGCCGAAATTTTAGTAGCCACAGGGTTTTGGCCTAGTGAAGTAACATTTGAGTTAGACGATATGCACGCCACCATTGAAATACTAAACAAACAGCGCGGCGGTAAGTAATGCCAGCGCGCGCGTCAGTACAAGTATTAGGCATTAAAGAGGCGCTAAAAGAGTTAAACGATTTTGACAAACAATACCGCCGGCAAGTAACTAAAGACATACAGGGCGCGGGTGAACAGATCATTAGCGAAGCACGCAGCATGGTTGCCCATTTTGATAACAGCAAAGGTAACGGCGCCCCATTGTCGGGCATGGTTCGAGGCAATCTGATTAAAGGCCGCGAGACGTCATGGCGTACCGACGCGGTGCAAAAAGGTTTTAAAGTTAAAGTTGGTGTGCGCGCCAGCAAGGAACGTTACGTAAATTTTAATCGCACTACCGACGGCGTAATAACCCACCAAGAACAAGTGGTATTTGGTAGTAAGCCTTACCAGTTAATGGTTATTCAACAGGCCAATGCAGCAGGCGCAATCTATGACCATGCCGGGCGTAACACTAGCGGTATGTTTGTTACCAATTTAAACGCCGAGGTAGGCCCGCAACCGCGTGCAATAGATAAAGCAGTAGAAAATAACCGTGGCGCGGTGGAACAAAAAGTTTTAGAGATCGTAGACGCGGTAAGTGCAAGATTGAACCGAAAACTGGCGGTAACCCATGGCAATTAACATACCGATTATTTCGAGCCTTGACGGTGACGGATTTAAAAAAGCGATTACCCAACTAAAAGCGCTCGAGACTAATTCAGAGCGCGCCGGGTTTATTGCGGGTAAAGCGTTTTTGCCAGCCGTGGCAGCCATGGGCGCGCTTACCGCTGCCGCTGGTTACAGCATTAAAGCCGCCGTTGAGGACAGCGCCGCACAAGCCCAATTAGCCAAAACCTTGCAAAACGTCGTAGGTGCTACCGACGCACAAGTAGCAGCAACAGAAAAACAAATTAGCGCTATGCAAATGGCAACTGGCGTGGCCGACGATCAACTACGCCCCGCCTACGCGTCACTAATTTTAGGCACTAAAGATTTAGCGACAGCAAATGAAGCCCTGCAACTGGCTATGGATATTTCAGCCGGCACAGGCACAGACCTTGCCAGCGTCAGCGACGCGTTAGCCAAAGCGTATGGCGGCAACTTTAAAGCGTTACGCCAGTTAAGCCCCGAATTGTACGCCATGATTAAAGACGGCGCAGACCTCGAAACCGTTATGGCCACGCTGGCTAAAACATTTGGTGGCTCGGCAGCCGTGGCAGCCAATACCGCAGAAGGCAAATTTAAGCGCTTAGGCGTCGCATTAGGTGAGGTACAGGAAAGCATAGGGTTAGCGTTATTGCCAGCAGTCGAGGCGGTGCTGCCATACCTCATTAGTTTTGGTACATGGGCGCAAGACCACGTAGGTACGCTTATGGCCGTTGGTACCGCTATTGCCGCAATCAGCACGGCGCTTATAGGATTTAAGGCCGCGCAACTAATTGCTAACGCGGTAACCGTAGTAACTACCGCGCTTAACTGGTCACTTGCCGCGTCGGCCGCCGCCGCTAACACCGCGCTAACCATTGGTGTTGGTGCTGCCGCAATCGCAGCCGGGCTTGTAGTTGCGGCGGGCGCGTTTTTAGCGTTTAAACAAGCAACCAAAACTACGGTGGAAACCGTAAAACCGTTTGGCCCACAGTTAAGCGAGATCACCCCGAAAATAGAAACCGTTACTAAGGGGCTCGGCGGTGCTGGTGACGCTGCAAAGAAAATGGCAGACAAAATAAAAGAGGCAAGCGACGCGTTAAAGAAATATTTAGAGGCCGCGTTAGATGACGCAAAAACCCAACTGGCCGACGCACAAACAGCCTTTAACGATTTTGCTACCGAGGTAAGCGACAGCATTAAAGACGCGTTTAGTTTTGCCGACGCTAAAGAGGCTGGCGACGAAACAGGCGCCGGGTTTCTACAAGGTTTGCGCGATCAGGTAGCAGGTATTGTTAAATACGGTGCCGACGTTAAAACCTTGCTTGGCATGGGATTAAGCCAGCAAGCGTTACAGGCCGTGTTAGACGCTGGCGGTGAAAGCGGCGCTGCCATTGCAGCCGAACTAATCGCGGGTGGCTCGAGCGCCATTAAAGAAACTAACGAACTGGTTATGGCAGCCGAAAACGCAGCCGCCACCATTGGCACCCAAGCCGCCCAGCAATGGTTTGGTGCTGGCGTATCTAATGCCCAGTCTTATTTGCAGGGTGTTGAAGCCGCATTTGCGGAAGCCCAAAAACGCCTAAAAGCAAAAGGCTTAAAACTGGCAGACATTAAGGGAATTAGTGCAGGGTTTAGCGAAGCAATAACCCGCCCAATGCCAGCCGTAACCCCAATACAAACAGGGCAGAGCATGGGCGTTACAGGTGGCGGAGACATAACTATTAACTTGTCTACCCTTGTGCCAACCGCACAAACTGGCGAAGTAATCATAAATTCAATACGCGCATATAACAGGGCGGCAGGCCCCGCCAATATTGCGGTGGCATAATGCCCACGTCAGTAATAGCCAGCGGAAACTATGAACTATTCATAGATACCGGGTTTATGCTTAACGCGTTTACCCTAAATAACACTACGCGCGGCGTATTAAATAACACAGAATTTGTTTTAGACGGCGTAACCGAGTTTGCACCAATGCTTGAGTACAGCAAAGCAGTAAGCGTAAACCGTGGGCGTCGAGAAATAGGCGACCAATTCAGCGCCGGCACAATGACGTTTACCCTAGATGACACGCTGGCAGGCGGCATATTAAACCCGCTGTATTCCAACAGCCCCTATGTAGACCCCGCCGGGCAATTCACGTTAGCCCCATTGCGGCGCGTATCGTTTGGCCGTTACGACAGCACTAATACGTTTATAGCGTTATTTGTAGGGCAAATTGTGAACTATGACTACAGTTACGAATTAGGCGGCAACAATATGGTTACCGTGTATTGCGCCGACGATTTCTATTTACTAGCCCAAACGACAATGGCAGAATTTAACGTAACCGAGGAATTAAGCAGCGCCCGTTTATCAGCCGTTTTAGATTTACCCGAGGTTGCCTACCCGGCAGCCAGCCGCAACATTGCTACTGGCACCCAAACCCTTGGCGGTGCAGCGGCCTACACCGTTGCCGACGGCACCAACGTAAAGGCTTATATTGACCAAATACAGGCAGCCGAGCAGGGCCGTATTTTTATGTCACGCACAGGGGTAATAAATTTTGACGCTCGAGTAGGCGCCACGTTAAGCGGTAGTGTTGCCGATTTTCACGACGACGGCAGCCAAATTCCATACAACAATTTGGCCATAACCTATAACGCCGATCAGATCATAAACCGCGCCAGTATTCAACACCTAGGCGCAACCAGCCCGCAAGTAGCCGACGATCTAGCCAGCCAAACCAAATACCTAATACAAAGCACAAGCATTACCGACAGCCTTTTACATAACGACACGGCGGCGCTGGCGCTTGCTAATTACCTTTTGGTTGGGGAACCCGAGCCAACCTACACCGGGGTACAAACGGATTACCTAATGCTTACTACCGCGCAACGCGAAAACCTAGCCTTAGTGGATATTGGCGACACGATCACGATAACTAACACCCTTACTGGCGGCCCCGTTGCCCAAGAGTTAAGCGTCGAAGGCGTGGAACACCGCCTAGATTTTGTGACCGGCCACCGCGTCACCTATTACACGGCACCTACCGTAATTGTGTATGAGTTAATTTTAAATGACCCTGTATATGGCACATTAAATGGCGCAAATGTTTTAGGATAAGAGGCACCATGGCAACACCAACCACATTACCAGCGACGTTTACTTCAGGGCAGGTTTTGACCGCTGCACAAATGAACGATTTACGGGGCGCGTTCAGAGTTTTACAAGTAGTTAGCACCACGCTTACAACCGCTTTTACTTCAGGGGCCGCAGGCGCATACGCTAACGTAACTGGTTTAAGCGCAACTATTACGCCGTCAGCAACCAGCAGCAAAATACTTATTATGGCTACCGTGAACGGCGGTACTTTTATGGCGATTAAAGTAACGGGCGGAAACACCGCGTCTTATGTTCCTAATAATTATGCTTCAGCCGACAGCGCAGGAAACAACGATTATGTGGCGTCGGCAACCATGCTGTATTTAGACAGCCCAGCAACTACCGCAGCAACTACCTACCAAGTGCAATCTAGAGATTTAGCCGGCGGTACAAGTTACATTAACCGCAGCCAAAACAGCGCTACCGCGGTTGCCTCATCCACCATTACAGTTATGGAAATTTCGGCATGATTGATTACGCAGCAATTCTTACAGCGAACTATAAAAACGCTATTTGGTCATTAAGTGACAATGATTATGCAACGCTTGAGTGGTCGAGTAAAGACCCAAAACCAACACAAGCAGAATTAGACGCCCAATGGCCAGCCGTGGATTACGCTAACCAATGCAAAATAGTTAGCAACACGCGGCACGCAGAATACATAAAAACTAGCGACCCTATTTTTTTTGAGTGGCAACGTGGCACGAAAACACAAACAGAGTGGGAAGCCGCAGTAGACGCAATTAAAGCCGCAAACCCTTACCCGCCTGCCCCGTGAAATGGCGTTATTTTGTAGGGTACGCGCTATTAGTAGCGGTAGTAGTTTGGGGTTGTAGTGGTTGCACAGTTTCTAAAACAAATATCGAGTACCAATGTTTTACAAAGGCCGCATGTGAATAAAACACCGGAACAGCAACACGCAGGGCTAATAGTTTTTGTTGGCCGTCTAATGGCTATATGTTTTTCTTTTACCGTTATGGCATTTATTTACGGCATTTTGTTTGTAGATCAGCCAACCGAGCAAGCACCAACCGACGCGCAACTCATTGACCTTTTAAGCACGTTGCTAGTATTTCTTACTGGCACACTTAGCGGGCTGGTTGCGTCTAACGGCCTAAAAAGCAAGCCCGGCACCAATGCACCCACCGATTAAAAAACTGATTTTGCCAAGCAGTTTGGCGCACGTCAAACCGGGCGAATTACCAGCCAGCCTTTTAGTAGACGTTAAACCGTTTGGCAAACTACACCCGCTGGCCGCCAACGCATACAACGCAGTAAGAGCCGCCGCATTTCAAGCAGGGCTAAAACAATTCAAACCAACCAGCGCGGGCGACACATACCGCAGCATTGCTTTACAACGCCAAGGGTTTTTAGCGCGCTACCAACTAGAGCCAATACCCGGCGTTAAACCTCGAGTGTACGAAAACAAAAACTATTACCTAAAGCCGGGCAATGCGCCAATGGCGGTACCGGGTACCAGCCGGCATAACCTTGGTTTGGCTGTAGATTTTGCGAACATGTCGGGCGCCACGTTTGAATTTATGTGTGAACATGGGCCGCGTTTTGGTTGGTCACTTGAAGTAATGCCAGCCGAGCCGTGGCATTGGTTTTACTGGCCCGGCGATAAAGTACCGCCAGCGGTAACCCAATATTTGCAAGGAATTGCGCCAGTATCCCCCACCGCGTAACACGCGCCTACTACCGTTTTCATACCGACGAAAAGAGGCTTACCGCGCATGACCGAACTACAAACCTTTACCTATGAAGCATTTGTAGGCAGACTAGAAAACGGCCAGCAAGTGTTAGTTCAGATTTTTAGGAACCCGGACACACTCGAAGTACTACACAGCCAAATAGCGTTTAAGACCATTGCTAACGGTACATGGCAAACGCCCTACACGATTGAGAAACTATGACCATTGCATTAAAAGCCGCATTTACCGCGCTATTTACTATTTGCGCCGCTGGCATTGCGTTAGCGCTACCAGCGTCACCCACAAGCGCACCAAGCCGCCCCGTAAGCCCGACAACCGTTTACGAGGCAACCCCACCGACTACAACCACATTGCCCGCATACGTGAACACATGCACGCAAGTAGCCACGCTGGCACTAGCCGAAGGCTTGCCACAAGATCAGTTAGACACCGCGCTAAAAGTCGCTATGCGTGAAAGCCGCTGCACAAGCGATGCGTTCAACGCTTACGACACAAACGGCGGCAGTTATTCAATTTACCAAATAAATGGCTATTGGTGCCGGCCTAACCAATACTGGCCTACGGGCTGGTTACAGGCTAAAGGCATTGTAAAAACGTGCAACGATCTATTCGACCCAACCATTAACACGCGTGCCATGGTGGCTATATGGCGTAACAGCGGTTGGCTACCATGGAAAACAGCAAACTAATGCAAGAACAGCCCTACCCCGATTACGGACTAAGTGAGGAAACCCGACGCATGTTAGACCCAACAGCAAACGCAATGGCAAAACACCAAATGGCCGTATTTGATCTCATAGACGAAATATGCAGACCCGCCCATATCCCCTACAAACCTAAGCACGCAGACCTAATAGCCCGACTAAAGCGCGTTGCAACTGACCTAGACCTAAGCGGCGACGCAACAGGCTGGCAAACCATTAGCGAGGCAATCGAAGCATTAGGCGGCTAACCATGGTGGCAATACAACTAACCCCCGAGCAAATACTTAACGCTCGAGACATTGCCTACAAAAAAACTATGGAGTGCGAAGTAAAAAAAATGGTACAAAAACGCCTATACGTGCCAAGTACAACCTATGACCGTTGGCTACGCGGGTGCTATGGCGAACAGGCTGTAGCCGCCTATTTAGGTGTCGAATACAAATTTACGCCATACGACATAACCGCCAACGACGTGGCCGGCTATGAAGTGCGCTCGACATACCACGCAACAGGCCGCCTACTCACCCATGCCGACGACAAAAAAGGTTTATACATTTTGGCAATCATTGACCAAGACACGTTTACCGTAACCCTTGCCGGCTGGTCAAACCTTAAGCGTTGCAATACCCCGGGCCGTTGGGCAACTGATCTACCGGGGCCATGTTATGCAATGAAACAGGCAGATTTATGGCCTATGGACATGTTGCCCGCAACCGCGTTATACCAATGTGCTATAAATAACTAACTAACCCGACTAATAGAAAAGGCACCCGACACAATGGCTTTTAACATTGACAATTACGTAGACGTACCAACCCGTTTAAGCGAAGCGTTAAAGCGTTACCCCGATTTACGCATACAAGAAACCAGCGCCGAGGTAGTAACTATGCCCGACGGCAGCACATTTTACCGTTGCACCGTTACCGTGTGGCGCGACGATACAGACCCGCTACCAAGCATTGCTACCGCTGCCGAGCCATACCCGGGCAAAACGCCATACACCAAAAATAGTGAATTCATGGTAGGTATGACTAGCGCGTTAGGGCGCGCGTTGGGTTATATGGGGTTTGGAATAAACAAAAGCATTGCCAGCCGTAATGAGATTGAAGCGCGCCAAGACCCTAAAAAACCTGACGCGCAAATAGCACCAATTCGACGCGAAACAGCAACCAGCACGCACCCTAAACAGGCCAGCCAAAAGCAGGTTTATTTTATTAAGTCATTGGCTAAGGGCGCCGGGTTTGATGAAGCCGCGTTACACGATTACATTGCAGCCACGTTGGATAGCGACGCATTAACGCTCGAGACATTAAACCCCGAGCAGGCCACGCAAGTTATTGACGCGTTAAAGCGTTTACCAAGTAGCAAGGCAGACTAATGGACTTAATGCAACAGGTAGAACTACTTACGCGCATGGTGCGTCTCATTGAGGAATTACAAACTATGCAGGTTGATTACATGGGCAAAGATAAAGTAGTGCAGCATTTGCGTTGGGCTACTGAGCATTTGTCTAATGACATTTGGGCGCGAACAATACACAAGGATTACGCAACTAATGGCAATGCTTGAAGCCCAATTTAAAAACAGCGTTATAGAGATCGCCACACGTTATGGCTGGTTGGTTCACCATGACCTACCAGCAATGAACAGGCGCGGCAAATGGGCTACACACATACAGGGCGATAGCGGTTTCCCCGATCTTGTATTACTTAATAGCAGGGGTGTGCTAGTTTTCGCAGAACTTAAAACTGACATTGGAGTAGTACGCAAAACACAAGAGAAATGGCTCGAGCGTTTAGACCTAGCCGGCGTAATTGTGCAAGTGTGGCGGCCTAACCAGTTGCCAGTAATCATACGTTTTCTAGCCAGCGCCTAGCGTTGGACTAGCCAAGCCCTAAGCCCGTTGCACGGTAGTTGGGAACATACGGCAACGTAGGTAGTGCGCTATGCCCGTAATCATGCGCGACGAAATGACCGGGCCAATGGCGCGGCAGCGTGTAAACATAATCACGCATAAGCAAGTAAGTGGGTACGGGTTAGGGCAACCCCGTGGGTGGGGCTTTAACGCATTAGGCTTTACATGGTGTAAACATTGACATACAGATAACAAACAAAACACACACAAAAGGATTAGCCCGACATGATAAGCAACCAACGCAAACCGTTAGCAAGGCGCGCAAGCGCCGCGCTAGCACAAGCCGTAGGCGCGTGAGCAATGCCAAGTAAACGTGAAGGCCCAAGACCTCGAGGCCAAGCAGACTACAAAAAAAACAAACGCATACTCTTAGCCGAAAACCCGTTCTGCCATTGGTGCGGTATGCCAGCAAGCGAAGCAGATCATTTAATAGAAGTAGACCGAGGCGGCGATAACT